CATAGGGAATCGAAAACTAGTCCTTATCAGTTCTAAAGAGGTTATTGGAATGAATCTTTCTATTACCTCAAAAGAATATTATGAAAGCAAAAAAACAGACATCAGAATCGATGTTGCAGTCAAGATTCAAAGCTTCTTATATGATGGGTCCAGACATGCGTTGATTGATTCAAAGGTTTATAAAATCGAGCGAACTTACATCAGCGGTCAATTTATTGAGCTTTATTTTGTTGAAACAAAGATTAAAAAAGGTGATATTGATGGTCTCATTGGATGAATTAGCACTTGGAATTAGTGAACTTGTCGAATCTTATGCAGATGATGTCATCAAAGAAATGGAAAAAGTATTGGATGAAACCGCAGATAAAGTATTAGCTTACATTCAGTCAAAAGCACCGAAAAGTGGTCAAGCATATGGGTTTGCAGAATCGTTTGTTGCAATTCCTGAAGGTGAAGGTATCAACAAGAGAATCGCCATTTATTCAAGCACCAAAGGTAGGTTAACTCATTTACTTGAGTTTGGATTTACACATCGTGGTGGTAAATTCGTAGGACCACGTCCTTTCATGCGACCAGCTTTCGATGCATTCGCACCTGATATGGTTGAAAAAATCAAATCGATTATTGAAAGAGGTGGATCCTCATGAGTTTTATAGAACAACTATTCCAGATACTTGATGGTGTTTTACCAAATCGAGTGTCATATGGAACGAACATAGTCGATGCAAACGAACTCCAAGTATATCCATTTATGGTCTATCAAGAAATCAGTGATAGGGTGCAAACCTATGCGGATAACAAATCAGCAGTTCGCATCATCACCTATCAAATCACACTTCTAACAGAATCAAAGAACCCAATCATAGAAGAGCAACTAGAATCAGCTTTATATCAATCGGGGTTCAATTATCAAATGATTACAGAATACGTCAATGACGATAACTCGGTCAATCGAGTTTATGAAATCAAACAGGAGGAAATAAAATATGAGTAATAAAGTTACTTTCGGACTTACCAATGTCCACTATGCACTCGCTACGATTGGAACCGATGGTTCCTGGACTTTTGGAACACCAAAGCGTCTGGTTGGTGCTCAAGAAATCACTACTGAAATTATCGGTGGCAGTTCACAAGTCTATGCAGACGATAAAGTTATCGCAACCTTAGTATCTAATTCAGGTTCAACCGTCACGCTCAAGTTTACAGAGATTGATGATGAGTTTAAGAAGGATATCTTTGGATTTAAAACAGACACTAATGGCAACTTTGTCGAAGTGGTTAACAATGAAA